ATGGCTGGCGAAACACCGCTGCCAGCAGATTGGATCATCACATGGATCTCAGTATTACCTGAAGAGTATCGCAATAAGTGTTCCCAGAAGCTCGCAGCCATGCAGGGACTTCAATGGGTTCGTCTGCCGAACTACAGCCGTATCCGGGGTGGGTCAGTAGAAGCAGAAATTGATGCTATCACTGTCAAATTTGGAGATGTTCTGGCCCATTCATCTCCGGCACATGACGGTTATTACGATGACAATGATAATAAATATGCCCTGAAAAACCTTCAGAACCACCTGACTGAACTGATGGCTTTTTTGAAGCGTGAAGTGATTAATATTGAAATAGCTACCGGCATAGTGCCGGATTATTTCGATATCAGTGACCACAGCCCGCTCGCCGGGAGCACCAATGCTTCAGCTTAATTTTGTACGTGAGTCACTAACAGCCGCGTTACTGGATACTTCAAAATCAGGCTGTAATCAAATAGTAGCTCTGGCTGAAAGGGCCATGTCATCAACACGCTTTACAGCCCGGCCGACGCGGGAAATCGCTATTGATGAAAAAAATACTGTGGTTGTCGAAGCGGAGCCGGTTCGGTGTACAGCAGGAAAAAAATTCAAGACAAGTAGCTTGCCTGTTACACCGGCTATTTTCAGCCAGGTGTCATGGAGGAAAGCAATTCATAAATTATCTGTGCCCTACTCAGCCTGGCTGAATTACTGCTATGGGGATTCTTTATCCTTTGAGCATCAGCAGGTATTGACGGTGCATGTATGGAGTGCTCTTCAGGTATATCAGTATGCCGAGACCATGCCCAAAATGAGCGCGAAAGTTGAGAAAAACCTCAAGGCACTGGCGTGGTTATCAATTCAGGAAGCAAAAAGCTTCATTAATCGTGGAGAGTGTCGTTATAAGCAGGAAGAACTGAGCCATCTATGCGGTGTGAGTTATGACGTCTGGAAAAAGACATATAAACAACGCTGGGAGGCAATATTAGCTTGTAGCATCCAGTTAGATCGGGAGGCATTAATACATGTTGAACAATTACGGCGACAAAGTAAAAGCGACAGGCGGTGATATACCTCCATGCTTATGTAAACAGGTGATGCATCATATAGCCACAATGCCTAAATTAAAATATTCATCCCGGCAGGGTAAGTTTTTAATGTATTGCCCTGCATGTGGGTTAAAGACACATCCTGACTGGTGCAAAAACGCTGTTATAGCTGAGTGGTGTGGAGTCAATAAGCCCGGTGATATGCATATTCAGGATCTATGGATTAAGCGCTATACCGAGCAGCAAAAAGAAAGTGTAGCGACTAAAGAAATCTCATTCAATTAAGTGGGACCGTGGTCCCAAAAGCAGGTAGTTGTCATGTCCGAAAGATTATTTGGTACGAACCGGCATTATGTAGATGCTGGAGATTTTACCGAACAATATTTTTACAAACTACGAGGCTGCGTTGCTCCCAAAAAGATGAATAAGGCAGAAACGCATATTCCAAACCCAATAAACAAGCCTGGAAAAAGTCGACAGCAATTGGCGATGGATAAGGCACGAACTAAGGTCAATCAACGAAAAAAGGTCTGATAATGAAAACATTTAGAGTCGTTTTTCCATACGTCACTGAGACAATTTTTCCAGAAGATCTGGAGTTGTTATTAGAGGAAAATAGTTTTGATAGTTTTAGCGAAACACAACGTACAGGTCGCGGCTGGAGTCAGGTAGTCCCTGACGCCCGTCTTCTGTCTGTTGATGGAAAATTCCTCCTGCGTTACCTGCATAGTCAGCGTCAGCCGGATGCCAGTGCAGTTATGCGTCTTACCGAAGAACGTATAGCTCAGGTAATCGAAGCCGGGCGTGAAGTAAGCTTCGATCAGCAGCTGCAAATGCAGGAACAGGCCTCGAATGAACTTATCAAGTATGCGCCTGTTTCCAGTAATGTCGTTTATTTACTGATTTGCCCTGAAACGAGATTAATTATGGCATCAGGTGGAACAGCGAAAAAATGTGAAGATGCGCTTAATTTTCTACGCAAAACGCTGGATAGCCTTGCTGTTGTGCCGTGGGGAGACAGAGTATTACTAACCAATGTGGTCACTGATTATATGACCGCAAAAAAAAGCCATTATAAAATGCCAAAAAACCTGTCTATTTCGGCATTTGGTAAAACACAGTTTACTGGTTCAGATAGCTCTCTGAAGATAGTTCTTGATGGCGTTCAGAATGATACCGATGATGCTAAAAACATGCTGATCGGCATGATGGCTCGATCGGTTGAAATGTCTCTTATTAGGCGTCCGGATGATGGGCAAATAGAAAATCTGGCAAACTTCAATCTTATGATGCCTCAGTCAGGCAATATTCATTTTAAAAAATATGATTATGACGACGACGTAGAGCGTGACGATATTGCACAGGAGCTTATCTCTGAAATGCATCTGGTCTCATCATATACGCAAGAGATACTTCAGGCGCTGGCAATATTTATGGGTATTCAGGACGAGGTGCCGGAGCAGGCTTAATCATGGCACTGGACCTTTTTATGCAGGGACCAATGACGGAAGCTGAGGCGACCGATCTTGCAAAAAAATATCGCATATCAGGTCGGCGGGTATCGGTTACAGAATCCTTCCAGCCCGGCCTTAAATATGTGCAGGTTTACTTGCCTGTAAGTAAACATCGGCCCAGGCAGTCAAACACTTATCAGCAGAGAATGTGGAAATAAAATGTTTTTACACAAAGAAATTTTTCAGGAAATCATCGCTGACTGGTTTAAAAGCGATTATGTCATTATTGACACCGAAACTACCGGCCTGCGTGATGATGATGAAATTATTGAAATATCAATCATCAACATGCGTGGCGAAACGTTGCTGGATACGCTGATAAAACCGACCAGATTAATCCCCGCTGAAGCAACGGCTATTAACCATATTACCGACGAAATGGTGGCAGTAGCACCGTCATGGCCAGAAGTTTACTCGCAGGTAATGCAGATCATCGACGGGCGTCGTTGGCTGGCCTGGAATTCTCGCTTTGATGCACGGCTGATGACGCAAACAAGCCTTCTAACCGGCGTGTATGCTGATTATCGATCGGCGCAGGTCATTGAGGCATACCGGGCTGTTCATGACAGCCAGATCGACGCAAAGCAGATCTACAGCCAATGGTATGGCGATTTTGATGATGACCGTTCCAACTTCGTCCGCCAGTCATTGAGTGCGGCCGTGGGGCAACAGAACGTCCAGATTAGTGGAGTTGCGCATCGGGCGCTGGCTGACTGTCTCATGGTGCTGGGTGTACTGGAGAGCGTCATGGGCTACGTGCCGGAAAAATTGCCTCTGGATAAGCTGCTTAACGTATCTGAACATGCGGCACGTTATGTCCCATCTGCAACAGGTGAACTGATCCTTCAGCTGGCAGATACGGTCAGGGGATTAGTGGCAGAGAAAAAACCTGAAAGCGGGATAGGTAACAATGGATAGTCGCAACAGTAAAGTCCTCTTATCGGCCCTCTCCCGCCGCACACTCAGAAGCATTGAGGCGGGCGGCGACGGATTTATTCCTACGAGGACGCTCTCTTTTGACGTCGGTCTGAATACCCGTACCTTGCGCCGCGTTCTTGATGAGGCGGTGCAAGCGGGAGCAGCAGAACGCCAGGACAACGGTCCGGGCAAGCCTTACAGCTACAGATTCAGGGAAAAGAAATGCTCTTAGATCACCTCAGCAATACACAAATGGAGCATCGTGATACCTGGAGAACAGATCCGCGTATCGCCGCTGGTCTGTTTGAGACGTTGCGCCCCTGCTCTCTCGACGGTTGCGCCAGCGATGAAAATCACCTGCTCCCTGAGTTCTTTACAAGAAAAGAAAACTGCCTTCAGCTTGACTGGATGGCTGAAGCTAAAAGGCGTGGTGTTGCGCCTGCGCTTTATGCTAACCCTCCGTTCTCGAAAGAGGATGCTCGCGCAGCTGTTGCACACAACGGTATGGCGAATTTTTTTCTTAAGGCGCGGGAAGAATCAGAACGTGGCGTTTACTCACAATGGATTTTTCGGGCGCGTCCCGGTGAAAAATGGTTCCCGTGGTTTCTGGCCAGCAGGATTTACTTCATCGTTGGTCGGGTTGGCTTCATCGATTCTTCCACCGGCAGAATCGACAATGATCAGACCGAGAACCATGCAGTGGCGGAGTTTATACCAGGTGAACATCCGTTTATGGCCACTGGCCTGCCATTGAACCGGGACGACCTTCTAGCAGCAGGTGAAAAGGCACTAAAAACGGGGAAATACTCATTGCTAACAGAAAGATACGCGCAATTAATCATCTCTTAGTCACAATTCCACATATTTTTCTTTGAAGTTTTCCTCCTGTTAATTACACTGTATAAATAAACAGTATCAATTTAATGGGAGGACTGGAATGCGCTTAGAAATTCTTTTTGGTCAAGAACATAAAGTTTCTCAGAAAGTGATCGACGCTCTGAGTACCCAGCTCAGAGAGCGGATCACCCCTCTCTATTCCAATTTTGGCTTACGCATAGCGAAAAGCAGCAGCTCTACGGTTCAGTTAACCGGAACTAAGTCCGATGATGAACGCAAAGAAATCATGTCGATCATAGAGAGCGTTTGGCAAGACGACAGCTGGTTGCCTGAATAAAAATTTCGCGTTGGCCTGATGTAGATGCAGGAGGGTTAAATGACAGACGATATATGCAGTTCCGATCTGCTCGCACAAAAGTTGCAGCAGATGTATTCATTGTTGCAGGTAGTGAAGCGAACCCTGGATAGTAGCGAGGGCAGCATTTACATGCAGGAGGCTATTGACCTGATGGGAACGGCAGGACATATGGCCCATGAGTGTGAAAGCCTTCGCCAGAGACTGGATGCGGAGCTATATCAGAAAAACAGCAAGTACTATAACCAGTTTGCACATCACGAATAAAAAAAGGTGGGACTGCGGTCCCACCCCTTCAGGCAGCTGCTTTACTGACACTTAGCTGGACTACCTAGTTCAACTGCCGAAGCGCCAACTCTATAGTTTCGACTTTTGATGAATAAAAGACATCGAGTAGCCGGTCTACCTGCGCACCTTTCATTCCCAGCGCGCGGGCCAGATCTGCTTTACGAGTACCGATGGCGATCATTGTGTTGTGTAGTGCGGCTTTCATCACGAAATTAACCCATGTGGGCGTGGATAGATCGATAGCTCGTTCGAATACTACGAACAGCAGTAGGGTCACCCTATGAGATCGGGAGTAGGTCGAACCGAAATCATAAAAAACCGTACAGACCCCGTACAGATTGTCCGTACAGTGTACGGGTATGCTTGACGGCGTTGATTTATGATGCGATACTGCTTAGGTCATGACACAAAACAAATACATCTAGTTAAATATTTTTAGTTCAGTTGATTAAAATTCAAGTAGCTTCAAAAATTAGTCTTTAAATCGTGTAAATCGTGTAAATCGTGTAAATCGTGTAAATCGTGTAAATCGTGTAAACCTAAAGGATTATCTAAATATGCTTATTAAATTGTTAACCATTAAATCTGAAGCAGGTGAAAGAGGTAGGCTCCGATGAAATATCAAATAGGGGGTGACTAACTGAATTTATCAAAAGACATTGATTTTGGAGAAATTGTAATGAGAAACACCAACTTGGGTGGTGGTTCCGCTGAGGCATCTTTGGCTAAAGTCAAAGATACAAGAGTCGAGCTGAGAACCAGCGCCGACCACAAAGAAAAACTTCGCGCCGCATCATCGTTGGCAGGAGTGGATTTGAGTGCATTTATTCTGATGGCTGCAATGGAGAAGGCGCAAGAATTGCTGGATAAGCAGATGATGCGAACGCTCTCAGTTGAAGCATGGGACAGGATGATGGTGGCTTTGAACTCAAAACCGCTTGAAGAAGACGACGATCTGGTGCACTTACTAAAGGGCATTAAAAGTAATGTGTATCGATAAAAAAAATATCTTCATCGAAGCATTTGATAAAGATAAAACTTATAAGGGTTATAAAAATTTTCTCTGCGGTAATAAAGATATTGATAAATATGCAGTAGAAAACTTGAAGAGAGACGGCCAGCGGGATAACAAGATTGTTTACGTGATGGTCGAAGATATTGTCAGTGACGATGATACTGGTACAGTGCATAGTTATATTAAGGGCTTTGTAACTATGCATAATTTTAGCTTCAATCCTTCATCTGAAGTGCGAGATGCGCTCAGGAAAGGTAATTTTTATGAATATAGTTTACCCCGTCTGGTATCAACTTTAAAAATCTCTATGATTGGCGTTGACAAGAACTATCAGAAAAAACCAGAAAACTGGGGTAGTCAGGTGCTTACAGCCGCATTGAATAAGGCACTTGAGATTGCAAACGTAAGCAACGACATTAAAGGGGTTATTCTGGATGCTAGCCCTTCAGCAGTAGACTTTTATAAAAGGCATCGCTTTGTAGTTTTAGAAGAAGATTCAGATGAAAACGGAGCTGTCCTTATGTTTTTGTCTGTACATCAGTTGAGGGATGCGATGGAACGTGCTAACCGTCTGGCTTAAGCTGAGGTACATCAGATAATACATCTGAATAACGAATAAATTGAAATTGGGACCACGGTCCCAATTTAGGGGTTGCAGAAACTTCCCGAATTTTATATGATTTTTCTAAGTTGGGAGATTTATAGCCAACTACCACAAACAGCCGCAAGGGCGTTTTTTTGTGCCTTGAAAATGGGCGCTACGGCATGTCTCACCATACCGTAGCTTTCATCCCATGCCGCCAGACAGGGCGAAACTAGGCCCACTGCTGATGCGCATCAGCAAAGTGAGCCTATCAAAAAAGGCCTAACAAAACCATGAAAAACACTGTGAAAATAAACAGTGCTAAGTTAGTCAATGCTGATTCGCTGGAATACATAAAAACTTTACCCGACAACAGCATAGACGCAATCATCACCGACCCGCCGTATTACCGGGTAAAGAACAATGCATGGGATAATCAGTGGCCAACAGTTGCCGATTATCTGGCATGGCTGGATGAGTTCTTCGCAGAGTTCTGGCGCGTACTTAAGCCAGCTGGCTCTCTGTATGTTTTCTGTGGCCTTAGGTGTCCTCTGGAAATGGAATATTGATGCGCGATCGGTTCCAACA